ACCATTGAATTGGTACTCGGATGATGTGCATTGCGAAGACTTGCGTGCAGCGGGTTTTCACCATTACTTGTCGCGGTCCTATGTCCACCACATTGGCAGCCAAACGATTGGCATGGACGGAAATCAGTTAACTCGGGCGGCAGTGCCTTGGTTATTGAAGAACAGGCCACACTATGCCGAGGCATGGTTCAAGTGAGCCACCAGTCTCAGCTCGACTTTGTCAGTAGCGTAAAGACTCAATTTCCTGAGTTCTTTGCGGGTGGGCGGGTTTTAGAGATTGGTTCATTGAACATCAACGGCAGTGTGCGTGACTTCTTTGTCAACTGCGAAGAGTATGTCGGCTGCGACTTGGGAGAGGGTAAGGGCGTTGACATAGTGTGCGCCGGCCATGAGTTGCCATATGCTGATGGGCATTTTGATGTTGCCATATCGTGCGAGTGCTTTGAGCATGACAGGCACTGGCGCAAGACATTCTCAAAGATGATTGACTTGGTCAGGGTTGGCGGTTTGGTTATATTTTCATGCGCCACTACTGGCCGTCCAGAGCATGGGACAACAAGGACATCGCCTGCTGACGCGCCTTTTACAAATGACTACTACATGAATCTTGAGGCTGGACATTTTGGTTTATTGGTCAAAAGGTTTTCGCGGCATGAATTTAGCGAAAATCAGTCTCCTAGAGATTTATATTTTTGGGGTATTAAATGAAGACACCAGCGTGGCAACGTAAAGAGGGAAAGAGTCCGAGTGGCGGCCTAAATGCCAAGGGACGCGCCAGCGCCAAGGCCGAGGGCATGAATCTGAAAGCGCCGGTGAAGTCTGGTGACAATCCGCGCAGGGCATCATTCCTTGCGAGAATGGGCAATATGTCTGGTGCTGAGATGAAAGACGGCGAGCCAACGCGCTTGCTGCTGAGTTTGAAAGCGTGGGGCGCGTCAAGTAAGGCAAACGCCAGACAGACGGCAAAAGCCATATCCAAGAGGAACAAAGCAAAATGATGAACGATATGAATATCAGCACCGACATTGGCGCCATTGAGCCAATGGATGACACCGAACTGCAGGGCATTGTCTCTGCCGAGCTGGAGGACGCCGTCAGCTATATCGACTCTGATGTGTCCCCCATCCGCGCCAAGGGTACTGAGTATTATCGTGGCGACCCCTTTGGGAATGAGGAAGATGGCCGCAGCCAAGTAGTGGCGATGGAGGTGCGCGACACTGTCAGCGCCATGTTGCCCAGCCTGATGAAAGTCTTTTTCAGCTCTGAGAATGTAGTCGAGTATGTGCCGCGTGGACCCGAGGATGTCGCTGGCGCACAGCAGGCGACTGATTACGCCAACTATGTATTCAGCGCCGACAACAATGGTTTTATGACCACCTATGCGCTGTTCAAAGACTCGCTGGTGCGTAAGTGTGGCATTGCCAAGTATTACTGGGAAGACAACGAAGAGGTCAAGATTGAGGAATATTCGGGGCTGGATGACCAGACTGTGCAGATCCTGATGCAAGAGGATGCCGAGGTCAAGATCGTGGTCAGCTATCCTGATCCATCAATGCCGATGGAGATGATGCAGCCACAGGTTGATCCTGCTACTGGGTTGCCAATTCCTGTGCAGCAACCCATGTTGCATGACGTTCAGATCAAGCGAAACACCAAAGATGGACGTATACGTATTATGGCCGTACCTCCCGAGGAGCTATTGCTTGATCGCAGAGCAAGATCGTTTGATGACGCTGGCATCATTGCCCACCGACAGATGGCGACAGTCTCTGACTTGATCGGCATGGGATACGACCAAGATGAGATCGAAGAAAACATCAGTAGCACCGACTTGGACAGCAATGACGAGTATTTGGCGCGTCAGCCTCTGAGTACCACCTTTGGCGCGGCAGACAGCATGAATCCCATGCAGCGCAGGGTTTTGTACGTTGAGGCGTATATGCGCGTGGACTTTGATGGTGACGGCATCCCCGAGTTGCGGAAAATCTGCTGCATGGGATCAGGCTACACCATGGTGCGTAATCTGCCAGCCAGCTACATACCATTTGTGGACTTCCCCTGCGACCCCGAGCCACACACATCGCCTTTGGAAGCAATGTCTATCTTTGACATTACGCATGACATCCAAGAGATTAAGTCCGAGATCATGCGTAATACGTTGGATTCTCTGGCGCAGTCTATCCATCCGCGTACAGCGGTGGTTGAGGGTCAGGTCAACATTGACGATGTACTGAACAACGAAACTGGCGCCATTATTAGGATGCGTGCGCCTGGCATGGTGCAGCCGTTCTCCACGCCATTCGTTGGACAGGCCGCATTCCCTATGCTCGACTACATGGACCAGATGCGCGAAGACCGCACTGGCATGAGCAAGGCCGCGATGGGGCTGGACCCCGATGCGTTGCAGTCAACCACCAAGGCGGCGGTGGCCGCCACAGTCAGCGCCAGCAATTCAAGGCTTGAGCTGCAAGCTCGCATCTTGGCCGAGGGTATGAAGAAGCTCTTTAAGGGTATTTTGTACCTGATGACCACACACCAAGACAAACCGCGAATGGTGCGTTTGCGTAACGAGTGGGTACAGATCGACCCTCGCGCATGGGACGCCAGCATGGATGTATCAGTCAATATCGGCTTGGGCAGTGGCGACTTGGGCGAGCGTATGCAAGGCTTGACCATGATCGCGGGCAAGCAAGAGCAGATCATGCAGCAGTTTGGCTTGTCCAATCCTGTGGTGACGCCATCCATGTACATCCGCACAATTCAGAAGATTGTGGAATTGTCAGGATTTAAGGACGCATCAAGCTATTTCCAAGCGTTGCCTGCTGACTTTCAGATGCCTCAGTCACAGCCTAAACCGACACCCGAAGAGGTACTGGCGCAAGTGCAGGCTGAGTCGATCCAAGCTGACATTCAGAAAAAGGCTGCCGAGCTGGAATTGAAGCGCGAGCAGATGATTCGGGATGATGATTATCGAAGAGATCAATTGGCGCAGGACTTACTGCTCAAGAAGTATGAACTTGAGTTAAAGTACGGCACACAAATTAGCACTGCTGAGATTGACGCTCGGCAGGCAATGGACAGAGAGGCAATGCAACAGCAGACGGCTCTTGTGCAACAGGCGGTTCAAGCCGCCAACCAAGTACAAGCGCCGCCAGTTGAGCAAGTGCCACCCATCAACCTTAATGGAATGGTTCAATGAACGAAGACGCATTACGCAAAGGCCAAAAGGCCAACCAGTTAATCCATGATGAGGTCTTCTCAGCGGTACTGGAAAAGATGCGAAATGATCAGTATTGGGTTTTCGAGTCAAGTAAACCCGAAGAAACTGCAAAGCGCGAATTGGCGTGGTCAATGCTGAAGGCTATTGAAAACTTCCGCATTGAAGTCACCAAGATGGTGGACAACGGCAAGGTGGCGCAACGCGCCATTGAGCGAGCGCAAAAGAATCTTGTTTAAATAGGAAAATAGACCATGCAGACAGTAGCACCAACGCCAGCAGGCAGTGCAGCACAGGGTCCAATGAATGTGGCTGAAGCAGCCAATGCACTTGAGGGATTACTGCCCGATGAGGGACAACAGGAAGACCGCGAGGCGCAGTCGCCCGATGAGGGCGCGGCGGTAGAAGAAGAGTTATCGGCAGATGCAGACGCGGCTGATGATGAAACAGATACCGAACAATCCGAGTTAGATGAAGACACCGAGGAGCAAGAACAGCCACAAGTCTTCTCCGTCAAAGTTGACGGCAAAGAAGTCGAAGTGACGCTGGACGAGCTTCAAAAGGGATATTCAAGGACTCAGGATTACACACGCAAAACGCAGCAAATCGCCGAGGTGCGAAAGCAAACCGAAGTTGAGTTGCAGGCAGTGCGTGCCGAGCGTGAACAGTACGCTCAGTTATTGAGTGCGTTGGAATCACAAGTTCAGCAAGTAGCGCAGCCAAACATTGATTGGGACCGTCTTTATCAGGAAGACCCCATCGAATGGGTACGGCAGCGCGAGGTGATGCGAGACAACCAAGACAAGGCGGCGGCTATTCAAAGCGAACAGCAGCGCCTAAATCAGTTGTCTCAGCAGGAGCAAGCACAGTTTATGCAGCAGAGATTGCAGCATGAGCAGGAGGCTTTATTGGCGGCCATCCCTGATTGGAAAGACGCTAAGAAAGCTCAAGCCGAAAAGGCTTTGCTTGTTGAGTTCGGTCAAAAGATTGGATTCACACCAGACGAGTTGAAGAGTGTGGTGGATCACAGGGCGGTCTTAATGTTGCGTAAAGCAGCGTTATACGACCAGATGATGTCCAAGCGGGGCAACATCAAGCCAGTGACCAACAACGGCCCTCGGCCTGCCAAGCCTGGTGCAGCAGGACGAGTCTCAAATACGACTGAAGCAGTTCGCGCACAACAGCGCGTCGCGAAAACTGGCCGTGTCGATGATGCGGCCAATGCAATCTTCCAACTTTTGAAATAAGGAATAAATCATGGCTATCGTAACGAACACGTTCACGACCTACTCTGCAAAGGGTATTCGTGAAGACTTGAGCAATGTGATCACAAACATTTCTCCCGAAGAAACCCCCTACATGTCCAACATTGGACGTGAAAACATCACCAATACTCTATTTGAGTACCAAACCGACTCACTTGATTCTGCTGCCGCCAACACACAGCTTGAGGGTGATGACGTAACCTTTAACTCAGTTACAGCAACTGTTCGCTTGACCAACTATGCTCAGATTTCACGCAAGACTATTGTCTTGTCGAATACTGAAGAAGTAGTAAATAAGGCAGGCAGACGCTCTGAATTAGCATACCAAATAGCTAAGCGCGGCAGCGAGCTAAAGCGAGACCAAGAATTCGTCATGTTGAATGGCGGCATTGCTGTTGCTGGTAACACCACTACAGCTCGCGTGACTGCTTCTTTGCAGGCTTACATCAAGACCAACGTGGACTATGACACCACTAACGGCGTAAATCCCAGCTACACCACTCTGCCTAACTCAGCTCGCACTGACGGCACTGTGCGTACTTTCACTGAAACCATTCTCAAGAATGTGATTCAAAAAGTATGGACACAAGGCGGCACACCTAAGATTTTGATGGTTGGTCCTGTTAACAAGCAGCGCGTGTCAGGTTTCTCTGGCATCGCATCAGCTCGTTACAACATCAATGGCGGTGATCGTCCTGCAACCATCATTGGTGCAGCCGACATCTATGTCAGCGATTTTGGTCAAGTTCAAGTTGTCCCCAACCGCTTCCAGCGCGAGCGTGACGCTTGGGTGCTTGATCCTGAGTACGCAAAAATGACTGTCCTGCGTCCTTACCAACAAGTCGAGTTGGCGAAGACTGGTGACGCCGAGAAGCGTATGCTTTTGGTTGAATGGGGCCACAAGGTCTTGGCAGAAAACGCTCATGGTCTGGCAGCAGACTTGATCACTTCTTAAACGAAGCAAAGGAAGAGGGGGGAGCAATCCCCCCTTTTTTTACATGGAAAAAAGAATATTCAGCGAAGACAAAGACCAAGGCATCACACGCTATTGGCACTACGACGATGAGACTGATGAGGCAACGATTCAGACGCAGCAGGATGTAACAGACATCATTGAAGAGAACAAGCAAGAGTTCAATCAAGTGGATGAGCGTGCTGGCTGGAAAGGTGAATTTCACCGAGTTGCAAGCATTCCTATGTCTATCTATTCACAGCTCAAAGCAGATGGCAAGCTCGAAGATCAGGAATATATGAAGCGTTGGCTCAACGACCCTGAGAACAGATTTTTTCGTGTACGACCAGGACAAGTATGAAATACATCGCAGTATGCACACCAGCGCGTGACATGGTTCACACCATGTTTACCTATGATCTTGTCAACATGGTGGCTAACCACACATTGAACACCAATGATGCCATCAGCTTAAAAATATCGCAGGGGACGCTTATCGCTAATCAGCGAGCTGAATTGTGCCTAGACGCAATGCGTGAAAAATGCACTCATGTGCTTTTTATTGATTCAGATATGCGGTTTCCGCATGACATGATTGAGCGTTTGCTGCAACATGACTTGGACATTGTGGCGACAAACTGCGCTCGCAGACGTATGCCGACAGGACCCACCGCGCAGATTTATAAAGAGAATGGCGAGCGCGAGTTGGTATATACGATGCCCGAAACGACTGGCCTGCAAGAGGTTGGCTCAGTTGGTATGGGCGTGATGCTGATCAAGGCCAATGTCTTTGCGGCTTTGTCAGAGCCTTGGTTTGAAACACCTTGGCGGCATGACAAACGTGGCTACATTGGAGAGGATGTTTTCTTCTGTAAGAAAGCCAGAGATGCAGGCTTTAAGATATGGATTGATCACGATGTGAGCAAGGAAATAGGCCACATTGGAATGTTTGAATTCAAGCATGACCATACTTGGGTGATGCGTGAAGTCCAAGAAACTGAAAAGGTTACCTGATGGCACTCACGACTTATGCGGAGCTGAAGACCTCGGTTGGCGACTGGCTCAACCGCACTGATTTGGCGACTGCCATTTCAGACTTTGTCAGCTTGGCAGAGGCTCAAATTGAGCGCCAGTTGCGTACACGCCAAATGATTGTGCGTGCCAATGCATCATTTGCGGCGGCAGCTGAGTACGGCACAGTGCCTGACGATTTCCTAGAAACCAAGTCTATTAAGTTAGACACCAACCCAATTACATATTTATCATTCCAGACAATTGATGCCATGGATCAGTTGTCCAATACGACTTACCTGTCCAGCGGCAAGCCACTGTATTTCAGCGTGGTTGGAAGTCAATTCAGACTGTTGCCAATACCTGATGGCGCATACACCGCCGAGCTGGTCTACTACGCAAAGTTGGCTAAGTTATCAAATACAAACACCACCAACTGGCTGCTGACTCAAGCGCCTGATGTTTACTTGTATGGCTCACTTTTACAGGCTGCGCCATACCTACAAGACGATGCGAGAATCTCTGTATGGTCATCGCTGTATCAGGCAGGACTAGAACAATTGCAGATTGCAGATGATCGTGGTTCTACATCAGGCGGCGCGAT